AAAGCGATACATTCATTGAATTATTTTCAGTGCGTTTTTTAGATCCTGATAATAAGCTATCCTTTCTAACTCCTTTTGTATAGTTTCCATGCTGTTTGGATGATCAGCTACACCAACCCCCTGGTCTATCAGGATGTTCACATTCATAGCATGCCAGGCAATCTTGGCATCGTACCCTTCTCTTAATACATTGATATATTCTTTACGCTTTGGCATTTTTCCTTACTCCATCTAGTGCTGCTTCGTAATTATTACCTAGCTTGGACCAGGTTTCTTCTTTTTTTTCCCGAAATAGCCACCCGGAGGGTTTGTTTCTTCTCCCCATTGGGTTATTGGGAACCCATTTTACAATTGGCTCTTTAAAACCAACCGCCATTAGTTTGTTTTGCAAAATATCCTTTTTATTCATACTCCGCTTCGTAAATTACCCTGAAAATCTCCTCAAACATGGAACGAAAGTCCTCTAGGGTAATAAAGGGCATATCATGTTTGGCCTGGTGAAGTCGATATATTCTATAAGTGTCTTCTAGTTGGGTTTCTGTATAGAGAATCATAATGTTGATCAAGGATGATCATTAGGTTATAAAGAATGCTGAGGTTTGAATTAACAACGCCCAAAAAAGTAACCAGAAACCCCTTTCATAATTAAACGCTTCCTCTTTCTTTTTGCGGTGAGGATCAGGCGTATTTTTTTCTGTTTTTGGCCAATTTTTTTGCATATCTATTGGCCTTCGCTTTACCCTTTATCGTATAGGCGAACTTTTTTTTCTTCTTACCCTTACCTACAATCGGCATACTATCTCCTTTTGAATATTTGTATTACTCTAAACTTAACTAAACTCTTGCAGCTATTATCAGGGAGCTCTTGCCAGGCCTGTTTTCTTTCTTCCCGGCTGGGCAGTTTGGCAATGGTTCGAGGGAGTCCCATCTGCATAGATAAAATATAACATAAATTGGCGTGAGCTTCATTAAGGTCTTTCATGTGCTCCATCCGTTCTGCATGCGTTTTCATGTTGCCTATGGCTACTGCAATTGCTGTGTGGTTTATTCCAGAAGGAACATAAGGCGATACATGAACGTTAGTCTTTCTCGCCCTTCTCGTTTGGTGGTGAGCTGGGTGGCTGAAGGTTTTCCGCTACAAGGGCGTAGCCCTTAATATCATTAATTGAATCTTTGTGGTTTGGTGAATTGTACAGGCGTATGCTCTTGAACATGATCATCATAGCAACGGCTTTGCCTGGGGTAATGTCGGCACCCGTGATTGCAGACCAGGCCTCTGAAACTTTTTTAAAAAATTCTTCAGGGGGGCCATAGGTTTTACCTTTTGCGGTTATTAGTTCTTCTACGCTTTTATCCAAGTAAGACATTGCTTTGGCTTCTTCTTCCCATTCTTGTTTACGCCATATTTTAGTCATTTCTTTTCTTTATTAGTTTCTGAGTTAGTTGGTGTGCTGTTTTTGAATTAGGGTTCTTGTCTGGGTGTACCCTGGACAAAATAAAATTAAGTTCTTCTCTAGTAAAATTAACTTTTCCTAATTCTTCTAGTTGTCTTTGTAAGTCTTTGGTTCGTGCTTGTTGTGAATTAATTTGAGACTCTAATTCAGCTATTTTTCTTCTCAGTCTTGGCTCTTCATTTGTCCTGGATGCACTATTTAAAGTTGCTACTGTTGAAGAATTAAAAGAAACCCCTGTGGTTCCAACACCACTGATTGTTACAGTGGTAAAAGAACCCTGGCCATCCATGTATAGTTTATTACTCATATTTTTTTTGTACTTCCTTTAGGAGGTCCTCCTCCTTCCCATATCTCTTTTCAAATTCTGTCTTCCAGGGATGTCTTGATACCCATAGGCCGTTCATTGATCCTTCACGATGATGGTTAAAACAAAGGGGTAGTGTTTCTAGGTGTGCTCCTAATTTCGTTTTTCCAGAAATATGGTGGACCTCAGCTGGGCTATAAACATCTTCATGCTTTAAACAAACAATACATCCGAGCTGGGATATTTTATCCATCCAGGTCTTCTCACATATATTGGGTGTTCTACCTTTCACTATGCCCCATATCTACTTCTTTCCATTCTTAAATTAGCCATCCTGGTTCTCCAGGTTTCAAATTCCATATCCTCTGAAGCCTTCTCTGTTTGGAATCCATCCAGGTTTGCTTTAGCCACTACTACATTTAAAGCTGCTTCAGAATATTCTGCTGTAGCCTCGGCTCTGCTTTTTTGAGCGTTGTATGATCTTTCCCCGGCATCCTTGGCCTTGACTAACTCTATCCAAAAAACCTTCTTTAGTTCAGTTTCTTTTTTTAAGACATTAATCCTGGCTTCTTTAATTTTGGGAATAAGATCTCTTAGCTTTTGGTGAAAAGCTTCGTCTTTATGTTCCACCCCGGCTCCTTAAAAACCTAGACAATAATGTTTCTTTTTTTAGGTTTCTATAGACTGTCCATTTTCTGTCCGTTCTTGTGTCTGTGTGTTGAACATCTCCATTATTAAGTTTTACATCTTCAATATAATTATTGTAATGGATATATTTAACCCCCCCAGACCATTTTTCTACTTCTTGTTGAAGTCTTGCCTTCTCTACTATGTCGCTGTACTCAGTCATGTTTCCTCCTTACTTTTTTGAGTAATTTATTTTTCAAAACTTTTTTCAGTTTTTTCTTCAATGCCTTTTTTAATTTTGGCTTGAGTTCTTTAAATTTTTTCTTCACGGTTTTCTGCCGCCCTTATAAGCTTCGTTGGTGCGTTTGGTTTTCTTATTGTCTTTTTTATAACGCCCCTTTTTAGTCCTGGTTCTTTTGTTCCTGGGGGCTGGTGTCTTGCCATCCTCATAGGCTTCATTGATACCAGGCGTAGCCTTGTTGTCCTTTTTATAGCGGCCTGTTTTAGTCCTTGCTCTTTTTCCCGATCCAGTGGGACCAATAATATATTTTTTAAACCACTTGCTTAATCCAATAAACCAATAACTTCTTTTCATTTTTTTCTCCTAGGGCAAATACACCCGGCCATTTATTATACTAACAAAGGCCACCAACCAACCAGTGTCCTCTCTTAAAACCCAATAACCTTTTTTCTTTTGACAATAAGAATGCTTTTCATTAATCGTTTCTTTTTCTTTGGTTTTGTTTCGGAAATAAACATTCTCCGTACAAAATTGTTCGTACTGCTCAATGGCCATTTTCATGTTCGTTATTTTCCTGAGTGTTACCACTAACTGTGTCTTTGTATTGTTTGATTCACATGGTCCTGGCAAACCGATAATAAGAAAATATATTTTTATATTGACTCTGTCCGTTTTTTTGCCTTTCCAGGTCATTCTCTGTCTTTTGCATAATTACAAAACGCTTAAAGCTTTTTGATAATTTCATATTGGCCCTCCATCATTTACTATTGCACCAAAAGCAGCAACCCCAGGCTCTGTAAATTTTGAAAGACTACCATCAAATAATAGCTCAAAAGTGCCTGTTTCGCCCATTCTATTTTTTCTACATATTACTTCCGCTATACCCGGATCAGAATTATCGTAATATTCCTGTCTGTATAACATCAAAACAAAATCCGCATCTTGTTCTATGGAGCCCGAATCTCTTAAGTCTGAAAGCACTGGTCTTTTATCTGTTCTGCTCTCAACCCCTCTATTTAACTGTGACAGTGCAATAACAGGGCACGACACTTCCTTGGCCAAGCCCTTTAATAAATTAGATATGTAGGTCATGGATGCGGCTCTGGAGTCTGAGTTTTGTGGAATCTTGGAAGAGGTCATTAACAGCTGCAGGTAATCCACAACTATAATATCTATGTCTTCTGTAACCTGGATTGTTTTTGTTTTGTTTAACAGGGTCTCTATCGTAATGGGAGACTTGTCGTATATAAATAAATTAGTATCAGACAATATGCTGTGGTTTTGATTATAAGAATCCCACTCTCTTTCAGATAGGTTTCCGTTCATTAAAACAGACATATCTATAGAAGCTTCCGCACTGATCATTTTTTTCATTAGTTGGTTGTTAGTCATCTCCAGGCTAAAAACTAAAACCGTTTTTCCGGCCAACAGATTCTTTGTGGCTATGTTTAGGGCAAAGGTGGTTTTACCCATTGCTGGTCTTCCAGCTATGATAACCAGGTCCCCTGCTTTAAACCCATGTAGTTTGTTGTCCATCTCTTGATGATAGGTGGTTATGACATTTTTCTTATCTTCCCCGGATTCCAGGATCTCTTTTGTTAAATCCTCCAACACTTCTTTGGCTCTTTTTGGAATGCCCGATGATTTGGTTATCTGGTTGTCTAAAAGCTTAGAGTGTATTTTATCTACCTTGGCCTCCACACTGTCTTCAGAGGCTACTATTTCGGGTATATCTCTAGCTAAGTTTTCTAACTTCCTTAACTGAGATCTCTCTTGTAACATCTTGATCCAGCTTTTAATTCCCGCTGAAGAAACATAGTTTTCAATACAGTTTTGAACCACATCATTTTGGTTAGGCTCCAGGGCATCCATAACTGCAAGTATGTCGCTGGTGTATTTATCCAACATAATCTTGTAAATGTCTCTGTACTTTTTAAAGGAAAAGTCTTCCGGGACAACCCCTCTCTCGGTTGCCTTATCAAAACAACTCTTTCCTAAAAAGAAACAGCCAATTAATGTTCTTTCCAGTTCCTCATATTGGGTCCTCACGCATACCTCCTTTCGATGATGACATTAAATTGATTCTCACTTAATAGGGTTCTTAGGGTGGGCTTGCCTGTCATATCCCAGGACCTTATGTGGTTTCGATACCCCTCACTGTTGGCAATCTCAAAATATTTGGTCCAGAACTCTTCGTTTGTTAAATCTAAACGCTTCCCGGTTTTGGGTGATTTAAGCCCCCGCCTTCCCATCTCTTTTAATTTTCCCCATCTTGTTTCTGCTGTTATTTGTGGGTTGGTTTCGTGCCTAAAGAATTTATTACAACATTTCTTTTTATAAATAGAATCAATTTCAGAAAGTTCTAATATATATTTCTTTTGTTTCTCTTTAGTATTGTGTATTCCTCCATTACTAGGCATGTAATCCTCGATTACACCCCCCCGATTAACCAATAACTTATATAGGTTGCTAGTTTTGTTATGGCCGTGCTTTTCCCAATCAATAAGGCCTAACTTTTTTAGTGTATTTAAGTTTCTTAAAACTGCATTCCTGCTAAGACAGGCTATTTCTGCGATCTTGCTGTGTGATGGATAACTGGTCCCTTCTTCTGAAGAGTAATTAGCTAAACAGAACAGAATCAACTTTTGTGTGCTGGTGATCCCCTGGATCTTTACCACCTGAGTAATGTACTCTAACGCCATTTCTTTCCTCCGGTTTTACAGTATGAATTATTTGTATACATATGTAAACAATTGAATTAAACTTAACCAACAAATATTGATTTAGGAGGAATTCT